CAACTGAGATCAAACAAGTCGAGGGCAGTCATGAATGATCCTCTTGAGGAAGAATGCGGGTGCTGAATAATGCAGTATAGAATTAAAAGCCAACTTTACGCCGATGCCGAGGCAAAACTTAAGGGCGCCAAGCAGGTCCTAGATGACTGCACCTGGTCGTCTTGCGCTGCCGCAGTTTCGTGGGCTTCTGGCTACACCGTAGACTACACAGCCGCTGACGGAATCGCAGCATTCGAGAAAGCAACTGGTCGCAAGGATAAGCAAGGCGTCAGCGATGCAGGCGGCTCACTACCTGAGGCGGTCAAGACCATTGCGGCACTTGGCGGCAAGGCACGCTATGCGAAGTCGTGGGAAGACGCAGTCGCAGCAGCCAAGCAGGGCGCCGCACTCATGGTGTGGGTGCAGCAGCCAGTCGGCTATCCAACCGACGTTCACATCTCGAAGTGGCACGACGTCTGGAAGAAGTGGTGGACGAAGAAAGACCCTGCGCATCTGAAGGCTGGATACGGACACATGACCAGCGCCGCGTGGTGCGAAGACCACGGCTGGCAGTGGGCTTGTCCGACGCGAGACGAGAAGGTCAACGCCGAGAAGTACGGCGTACCAGTAACAGAGGCGCAACTGCGCCAGATTTCCAGCAGCAAAGTCAAGGTTGGCAAGGTAGGCGCCGATTACAAGTGCCTGCTCATCGTCACGCATCCAGGCAAGGTCGCGGCTCCAGTGCCAGTCGCTACGCCAGCGGTCTTGCAGGTAGACCCTACAATCAACGTAGAGGCATCTAGGAAGACCGTAGAGCCTCGAAAAGTGCAAATTGGTACTAAGACACCACTTAAGTCTTCTGAACTAGAAAACGCCCTCAATGCCTTTGGTCACGTTAACTGGGGCGATGTCATTGATCGGGAAAAGGACTTAGCAAAGAATGCTGCTAACGCAGCAGCAAAGGAGAATGGAATGTTTAACAAGATTAAGGCTGCCCTAGTGTATGTTGCAGCCAACTCGCAGATTGATGAAATGCTTCTTGATGCTATCCGAACGTTCATTACGGTCAGCCTATCGGTAGCACTTGGATTGGGTATCCCAGTTTTGGATATCACTGGAGGAGATTTCCGTACTGTGCTATCGGCTGGTCTTGCCTCTGCCCTGGGTGTGGTGGTCAAGTTCCTTGATCCTAATAATTCATCCTACGGCGTGCAGAAGAAGAACTAATGCCAAAGACTGCTGCTTGGCAACGTAAGGAAGGTCAGAACCCAAAGGGTGGTCTGAATGCTGCTGGTCGTGCATCCTACAAGGCGCAGACTGGTGGAACGTTGAAGGCTCCAGTAAAGAAGGGCAGCAACCCACGGCGAGCCTCATTCTTGGCTCGAATGGGCAATATGCCTGGACCAGAACATGATGCAAAGGGTCGACCAACGCGCTTGCTTCTAAGCCTTGAGGCTTGGGGAGCGAGCAGCAAGGCGGATGCTAAGAAGAAGGCAGCCGCTATTTCGAAGACCCCTAAGAAGAAGTCTTGATTCAGGCGAGCAGCGTTGCTGCTGACCTGGGTCGCGGTCGTGGAGACATTGCGTTCTTTGCTGATCGATGGCTTGGAATCAAGGGGAATCCTGGTCAGTTAGCATGGTGGGCTGCCTGTGCAGAACGCGAGGAAGACGGATTCCGACCAAAGTACATTACCACCGTGGTGTCTGCGGGAAACCGTGCGGGAAAAACTCTCGCAATGGCAGTGGTCTGCTTGCACCACGCCCTGTACAAGATGGGCGTAAAGAATCCAATCCCAGAGGATCAGGGTTCTGCACGCGAATGGCTCAACGCACCGTACGAGTGGTACCATATCGGTATTCAGCAGGAGACTGCTGACCTCGTACATCGAGAGATCGAGAGTATCCTTGATGCGAATCATCCAGCCCAGAAGGGTCGCGGATGTCCACTAACCAAGGAACTCGGCAAGGTCATCGAAACTCGAAAGAAGTATCGTGGTGAGTATGCCTGGGTCAAGTTCAGCCCAATGCTTGGCGGGGCAAACATCCATTTCCGTACTACGCAAGATAAAGCAAAGGCTTTGCTTGGCAAGGACATGAACGGCATCTCGTTTGACGAGGCAGCCTTCGAGCCTCATTTGTTGATGATCTATCAAGAGGTTCTAAACCTACGACGACTCTCAACTGGCGGACCGCTCCATTTCGTTGGAACGCCAACCGAGGGCATTAACGACTACGCGGAACTCTGGCATCGAGGAGATCCAGAGAACCCAATGCGAGAAGAGAAGTTCATCTCGTTCAGGCTTTCAACAAGGGACAATGTCGGATACGGTCTGACTCAGGGAAACTTCGATGACGTCGTCAAGCAGCAGGCTGAATACCTGATCCCACAAAACATTGACGGTTACTTCATCGAGGCACGAAACGCCTTCTTCTGGTCACAATCGGTGATCGCGTGCTTTAGGGATATCGAAGAGGAAACACCTCCAGCCAGACGTGGAAAGTATGTTCAGGGTGTCGATCCAGGGATTTCACATGATGCAACCTGGGCGATTACACTTGACATCTCAACTCGTGGTAAACTAAGGGGAGTACGAGTTCGCAAACGCGGCGGGAAACAGAGCATCTCGTCAGTTGTGAATATGGTTCGAGAAGGGCATCTGCTGTATCAGCAAGAAGGAGCCTACTGCACCACCATCGTCGATTCCACTGGTTTAGGTGGTCGACTATTTCAGCAAGAGTTCAGCATGATCAAGCCGCTCCGAGGTTTTGATTTCGGTGGTACTAAGGCAAAGAAAGTTGAACTTCTCAATGATCTCAAGGCAGTCATTGACAAGGGTCAGATTGAATTCCCAGCAGGCGGCATATGGGACGAACTTCGCCGACAACTTCTGATGTACAAATTAGAAGACAAGAAACTCGAACAGGATGCAGTGATGGCACTCGCAATTGCGGTACGCCATGCACTACGAAACCCAGAGCGTGCGGTTGAGAACCCAACGTTCGCCTATTTTGGAGCAAGTGACTGATGGCTGATAAAGTACGAAAGATCCCAGCAGCGTTTCAGGGAACGCGAGCGATTCCAGCGCAGTACACGACTGACCCCGATATCGCCACGCCTGAGCAAATTGCCTCCATTGGTACCGCCAATGCCAAGGCACGAAATATTGCCAAGGGTAATAACGCTATTTCCCCAGCATCTACTGCTGCTCCAATTAGAACAAACCTTACTGGCGGTCAGCCAAATCTCCCACAACTAAAGGGCAAGCCGATCAGCGCAACTCCTGCTGGTCTTACTGCAACAAGCAAGCCAAGCGTTGACGCTGGTGCTGCATTCGCTGCTGGACTCAAGGGTGCTGCTGGCAGCGAAAAAGAATCGCTCTTTAGCAAGCCAAACCAGAATCCTCTGCCAACAGATGCTGCACCAAAGAAGAGCCGAGTGGTTGATGCACTTGACCGACTTCGAGCGGCTTCAGAATACTTCAATGGAAACAATGTAAGCGGCGGTGCAGGTAAGCCAGCCAAGCAGACGCCAAACAGAACGACTACTCGCGGCACGATTGCGACTTCCCCATCTAAGGTAAATGTCTCTGGAGGTGCTGGATCACCTGCTGCACAGACATCAAATAGCCCGCTGACGCGAGCACGAATTAAGGAACTGCTCAATACGCCAAGAGTAGAAAGCACTGGTGGGCAGATTGCCACAGCGCCAGAAACGATCAATGCAACGAGCAAGGTTCCAGTAGTTCGTACGATTAAGCCGAACTTTGAGGCGCTTGATCTTGGTGAGCAACAGTCGATTAAGATGCTCAAGACCTCACTCGAAGGTCAGAACATCAATCCCAACGACAACGAAGAACTACTCCTACTCCAGGAGATCCTGGCTCGCAAGCAGTTGGTTGAGCCAGAGCAGAACCGACTCCGTTCGATGTTCCGCCGAATGGACAACCTCTACCACCCAGAGACCATCACCCTTGGCGGTGCTGACCACTGGTCGGATGACCCAAGCGCACGACTATCTGGTCGCGCTCACGTCTCGGTAAACATCCATCACGCCTATGTTCAGATTCCAGCATCGATTCAGGCTGTTCGACCAGTCATCAACTACGTTCCAACTGGAACTGAAACTGCTGACCGAGAAGATGCTCAACTTCGAGAGAAGTTGTACTTCCGTTGGTGGGATGCTAACGAGATGGATCTTGCGCACGAGCACGCTGCCCTACTGAAAGAACTCTATGGTCACACGGCAGCAAAGGTTTACTGGGATGAGAACGAGGGTGTCCCAAAAATCTCAATCATTGAGCGACCAGAAAACCTTTACCTAGGATTCTCTAACTCCGACTATAGTCGACTTGACTGGGCTTTGTATTGCTACGGTATGTCGCCACAGTCCATTAAAGAAGATTATGGCATCGACATCATTCCAGTAAAGTCTGGAACTGAGTACTACCCATATACAACCCGTGGAACCCATGATGACCCAATTGGCAACATCTGGTCCAACACTTTTGACAGGAATCCACTCCGACGCGAGACCGCATATGAGCGTATGCAGGTTCGCGTCTACGACTATTGGTATAAGGTTCCTTCTGCTCCAGGAAAGCCACCAGTGGTATACAACGCCATCTTTGTCGGAAACACGCTGGTAAAGAATGACCCACACAAGGAGTATGCTGGGCAACTTCCATACGTACACCTTGCAAACGGCAAGATTCCTGGAAGCCCATACGGTAAGTCCGCACTCCACGATGCAGAGCAGATGCTTCGCGAAAAGGACGAGCGAGTCACCGCCATGGCACAGATGATCCAGTCTGTTGTTGGCGGTCAGATGTGGCAGTTGGTTGGTCCAGATGCTCCTGATGAGGTTGCTCCTAACGCCCTACCAAAGCCAGGTCGTGTTGCAACTCCTGGTCCTGGCAACGAACTTCGTGCCATCCAGCCGTTTATTCCTAACTTCCAGATTGAAGAGTACATCAAGCGTATCGACCGTGAACTCACGGTTGCCACTGGATTGAATGACCTTCTGCTTGGTCTTGCTCCTGAGTCAGTTCTTGGTTCGTCACGAGCCATCGCTGCACTCATCGCAAACTACGAAGCACGACTTGCCCCTAAGCGTAAGACGTTCTACACGTGGATGCGAAAGGTTTGGGAACTATCTGCCCGTATTTGGGAGATCAAGGACCCAGCCGTTGCTGAGATCATTAACGGCGAATACCGAATTGAGATTGTTCCACCAGAGTTGACCCCACGCGATACTCTCGAACTTGCCTCTACGGCGATCAACTTGGTCCAGAACCGAGTATGGTCTGCTGAGCGCGCAATGGATCGAGTCGGCGTTGAAGATCCAGTTGGCGAGAAGGAACTCATCCGAAGTGAGCAGACTGACGCAACGCTCAACCCATCTGCTGTTGCAACCATGGCTAACGTCATGGGTATCTTCAAGCAGATGCAGGCACAGGATGCCCAGATGCAGGCTCAACAGCAGGGTCAGGGTCAGACTCAGCCACAGGCTCCAGTTGATCAGGCTGCAATCCAGGCTCAGTTGGCTCAGCAGGGCGCACAGGCTCAGAATGCCGTACGCACCCTTCAGCAGCCGATTGCTGGCAACCAGTCATTAAATCAGCCAGAAAATCAGTCTCAGGTACCACAAGAGGCTCTCCCAGCGAACGCCTCACCACTAGTCCCTGGAGGTAACGCCTAATGGCTCGACGAGGTCGTTTCGGTAATCCAAGCGGCGGGTCGAACCTTGCGATTACCATTCAGAATATGTTGCGCCAGAAGAAGGCGCAAGAAGAGCAGTTGCTTCTTCAGCGATTCCGAAATGGTCAAGCAACGCTTGCTGAAGTCCAGTCGTTCTATAACGATTGGATTTCCAGTGCTGGATATTCTCCCGATAGCGTTGACTATAAGCAGATTCAGCAGAGCATTGAGGATGCAAAGAATCAGAATCTAATCTTCCGTTATAATGACCTGTCTGCTGAGTTTGACAGGACAAATGGTGCCAATTACAAAGATGTGATGGACTTCCTCAACAATGAGGCAACGACTAGCACCGATTCACAGAACCGACAGAGTTTTGAAGCGCAGAAGCAAAAGATTACTACTGGCTATATTCAGGGAGCAAAGAGTCGCCTACTAAGCGGCGAAATTACTATTGATCAGTTTAAGGCTGATCTTGCTGCCAACTTTGATTCAGCATTCCCACCTGGAGATGAGTCTGCAAAGACTGCTCGATATGATGCGCTAACTGCTGAGTACGATGCAATGATCAGCGTATTTAACAATCGGATTAAGGCTAACCTACCAGGAGCCTATGCTGGTCTTCAGTCATTCATTAAGACATTCCAGAAAGACTTGGTTTCTTACGGTGTTAACACAAACAGCGAACTATACACTCGTTCGCAGGCTGATGCAGTAACGGCAGTATCTGGGGCAAATGCAGCAGCAGCAACTCCATCAGTAAACCGTGCAAACAAATCTTCCGATAAAATTGGTGCAATCCTTGCAGAACTTCAAAAGACTGGTCAAACTGGTTTACCAGCATTAACCGACAAGGACATTAAAGAGGGAAAGACATACGGCGCTGGGGATCTTATGAATGATCCAAGCATTGTTGCAAAGATTGTTCGGTTGGTAGATACTGGTGTTATTGCAATGCCGCAGGGTCTTATTGACATGGGCATTACTGATACTTCACAGTTGTCAAATACTGTCGATGGTCTTGTTCGATCATACTCAGCAAATGTCGTAAGCGCAGCAACTATCGATTCTCGTTATGCAACTGCCGCTATCGGTGCCAAGATTCTTGCTTCACAGGTTGGAGTAACAACGGGTGTCGATGAGTTTAGGGATGCTCTTGGTCAGTATACTGATGACATTCATGCAGCACAGGTTCGCGGAGATGACGTTGCTATGGGTCTTGCAATGCACGCATGGGGTGAGTACCTAAATCGACGAGGATCTAAGTACGGTACTCTGCCATCCGATAGCGCCCTAAACCCACCTGGATCTGGATCATCTGGTGCTGGCATTCTTGACTCTATTGCAGCCAGCAGGGCAGCAATGGCTGGTCAGCCAACCAACGGCACCCCAGCAGAGACATACTTTGGCATCGCCGCTCAGGTAACTACAAACGGGGCAATGACATTCCAAGACGCATATGCCAATGGAAGTTTTGCTGCTGTTATGAAATCCTACAACGATCTTCTAACTGGTCGAGCAGTTCAGCACGTATCTTACGATAAATCACATCCAGAACTTGGTCCAAAGTATACAACTGAGGGCAGAAGTCCACTAACTGCTCAGGGTGGAATTTCTGGATCTGACGTATCTGCAAAGGGTGGTCTTATGACTATTATGACCCTTAAGGACCTTGGTGGAGGAAACTTCGCCCCTGTTGTTCAGCAGGTTGAAAATATCGGAGTGGTAAATATTGCCCAGCCTGGAAGCACTGCTGCTAAGACCTGGGGATATATCTATCGCATGGAGAGCGGTGCAACAGTTTATGCTGAGACAAATGGAAACTTCTACGATGGAAGTCCATTTGGTATAGATCAACGACCAGATAGCAATGGCAATATGATTGTTAACACCAATCCACTTCCAACCGCAGTTGCTTCAAAAACTGCACCAGCATTCGATGTTCAGTCAGTTCTTAAGATTGCTGGCAACGGAGACCCATCAAAGGCTACATTTGATAGCATTCGAAGTGTTGTTTCCTCTGCTAAAAAGCAGATTATCAACAACGGTCTTGCTGCACTAATTCCACCTGGAAACAATATTGATACAATGTTCGATGTTGTCAACAAGACAGCAGATGCTCTTGAGATGAAGCATATTAACGATACTGTATTCCAACTCAAGACTAAGGAGCGTTCTGGTTACGGAACAGTTGATACTAGCGAATATGCAAAACTTGCTGCTCGTGCTAACGAAATTACTTCTGGTGAGGGTTCTCTTCCAGCGGATCAGCGAACAAGTGCTGGATCACTCTGGAATCAGCAAGTACTTCCAAATAAGGATAAGTACCACGAAGTTCAGCCAGGTTTGTGGAAGTTGAAGCCAGAAGTTATTGATGCAAAGAATAAAGTATCTCAAGGATTCCAGGGTCTTGCAAATAATATCATTAACTTCGGTACACTTGGAACACCATGGGGTGGCGCAAAAACCAATACTGGTGGATACATTAATACGTTTGACTCATATGGTCGACCACTTAATGACGTTATTGATCTACGTACTCCACAAGTTAAGGCTGCCCAAGATGCTGCGACCTCTAAAGTGTATAGCAATCTTGGTAATGCCATCATCAACGGTACATTCGAATTCCCAACAGTTAAGTCCCCTACATTAGTTACAAGCCAGGGAAACCAGAACCTAAACAATCAGGCTCTGGAGGGATTGCATTCTGCTTCAACGGCAGCAGCAATCGTTGCACCAACAAATACGTCCAAGATCAACATTGGGGGTAGGTAATGCCATTAATTTTTTCTAAGGGTACGCAGACCACGACTAGTGGTGCTGATCAGATTCCAGTTAATGACAATGCTGGTGGTGGTCAGGCTTATTCAAGCCTTGGAAAAATTAATATTGATCTTACCCAGCCTCAGAACTCAGTTGCTAACACTGCTACTGGATTTGCTGAGGGTCTTCAGGCTGTTGGCAAAGGTATTGTTAATGTTGCAGAAAACCTTCCAATCGTTGGTCTTGCAGCCAAGCCAATTATTGGAGCCATCGGAGCAGTTGCGGATGCAACCGTCGGCAACGTTGTCAACGCTGTTGCCCAAAGCCCAGTCGGTAAAGGAATCAATGACGTTGCTGGTGCTGCTGCTGGTATTGCTTTTGCACCAATTGATCTTGGTCTAAAAGCACTCACTGCTCCAGTAAACTATATTGGTCAGAGGGTTGCTGCTGCACGACTTCAAAATACTATCGAGCGAAAGAACGACGCTGTCTCCTTTATTTTTGGTAATGCCCCTTTAAGTGCTGCAAACATGGTGAAAGACGGAAAGACCATTGATCAGGTTGCAGAATCAATGGCGACACAGTTTGGAACTGGCGCAGAAGAAATGGGTGCATTTAGCAGCAATGGCTTTGCTAACCTTATTTTTAATATTGCACTAGACCCAGTTACCTGGTTTGGTGGAGAATTGCTAAAGCCTATCGAAATTGGTGCAGAGGCTGCAAAACTTTCAGAGGTTGCCACTGAGGTATACCGAACATCTGCAAAGGCTGCTCTTGCCGATGCTGCTCGCTATAAGGACTTGGCAAAGGTTGCCGCTGGATCCGCTGCGAAGAAGGAACTCAAGGACCTTGCTGAGAAGCGCGTTGCTGAGGCTGCCGTCCAGACTCGCAATGCTGACTTCGTTGAGAAATGGGCTTGGGCTGGTGAAGTCTACAAGAACTCTTTCGGTAAAGTTAAGAATCCTTTAACAAAACTACTTGGTGCACCAATTGGTAAGGTCCTTGCCAACCGATTCTTTGAGGTTGCTTCGAGCGCCAAGGTTGGAGAGCACCTTGATGTCATTAGCAAGGTTCTCGGTAAGGACGCAGTAGACGCCGCCGTTGGGAATGCCGCACTAACACTATCAAACGCTACCAAGGCTGCCACCGCAGATATTGCAGTAAACTCACGTCGAGCAATCTTTGATAAGACTGGTGAGACAGTTGCAGCCACAGTTCATGCGGCAATCACTTCTGGGACAACTGGTCGCGCACTTGAGGACCTTATTGTTGGAGATAGCGGAGTAACTCTTAAGGAACTTCTCAAGTCTGGTGGCATTGCAGAGAACGATGTAACAAAAGTATTGAAGTCTTTCGAGAGCGGCTACAACAAGGATCTTCGCCCGTTTTTTGAGCACAGCGACGTAAAGAAGTCCATGCAGTTTATTGGTGATGCTTTTGCCAAGGCTGATGTTCGTGCAAACCCAGACTTCTACCTACAGGTTGGAGACTTCCTTGGAAAGTCAAACATCAAACTTGGCGTTGATGCCGCCGTCAACTTGCTGAATACCGCCAAGATGGATCTCATCCGCTTTGCCGAAGATCCAGCAATTGGCGTTCAGTATCTTTCTCGCCTACTTCAGCACGGATATGAATTGGCAGCAGATCAGGCTGATCTGATTGCCCAAACAACGTTCGATGGGGCAAAGGGTGACGTTCGTGGTCTAATCGACGTGCTTGAGTTCCAGCGTTCTGCTTCATTTGGAAAGTCAATGCGAACCATTGCTGACATTAAGAATGGTTTCCCAATGACATTTGCAGAGGTTCCAGAGACCATTGCCAGAAGGGCTGCAATTGCTTCTTCATTCTTTGGATCACTTCCGAAGAAAGAGGCTCAGGCTCTTGCCACTACGTTCGACTCCATCGCTGCTGCAACGGCTCATCGACTTGGTCAAACTGTAGAACAGTATTACGAAAAGCACGTGTTTGGTCTCTACGGAAATGCAGAGGACAAGGCAGTTCAACTTGCTGATGAGTTGTTCAAAACAACTGGGGCAGCAAAGGCAGCATTCGAAAACATCAATGCAGAACAGGTACTCGAAAAGGCTCAGAGCATCCAGCCAACCGAACGCATGAAGGCTGCTGGTCTTGGCGGTCAATTGCCAGTTCAGGTTGTTGACTTTGGTGGAGATCTTCCATTTGCCCTGCCAGGAGGTCTTGCTGCCCTCGAGGATCCAGCGCCATTTAACTTCATCGATGAGGCTATTATCGAGGCTCAGGCTACTAACAAGATTCCTATGGATGTTCGCGTGAAGATCTATAAGAAAATCTGGGCGAATAAGGCTATCAATATGCAGGATCCAATTGCTGTTGCTAACAGAGTGATGTTTGCGACTCTTTCTGGCAATGCTGGTCTTCTTCCAAATGCTGGTGTCTATGCACTTCTGCGAGTTCGAACCCCTGAAGAACTTGCTCAGTTTGCTGCTAAGTGGGGAGATCTTGCCCGATCAGATATTAAGGCAAATGAACTTGGACTACAGTACAAGAAGGAGTTCTTCGGTGAGGGACCAAAGAACTTCTCAACCTCACAGGCTGGAGTTACTGCCGAAGTTGCTCAGTCAGAAAATAACATTGGCTACGCAATTAGGACGCTTGTATTCGCCCATGACAATCCAAAGTGGTTTACCCTTCAGCCTGGCGAAACCATGGAGAAGTTTGCTGATCGACTAACTGGCATCACTGGTGTCGGTCAGAAGGTTGGAACATTTGCAGCAGAGTTGATGAATCCAGGTCAGTTGAGCCGTGGTGCCTATGACCTTCACATGAGCGATGCTGTCGTGAAGTTTGCTCGAGAGAACAATCTTCTTGATCAACTTATTAAGGATCTTGAATTAACTCCTGGTGGCAAAGAGTTTGCAAAGCAGATTCAAACAAAGGGAGTATCTGCTCCAGCATACGAGAGCAAGAAACTTGTTGGTGGATGGAAGGAAAATGTTGCCTCTGATGTAGCGGCAATGATCGATCAACTTCCAGACTGGATTGCTGGAAAAGATAAGAATGCTAAGATTTTTGAGGGCAGTGCTGGAGAAGTGATTGCCAAATGGATTGACAGGATTGCCGCATCATACGATGCTGAGGCAATTGCAAAGGGCTTGCCAAATCCAGGAGTAAGCGAACTTACTGGGGCACAGAAGCAGTGGTTCATCTGGGACCTTCAGCGTGGCAATATCTCACCACATAGTTTTGTAAACACTGGTGTTGAGCAGATGGCTAAGGCTGAGCCTTCTCAAATCGGCGATGCCATGGCTGCAATTAAGCAAGCAAGTTCTGGAAAGACGTTCGCTGGAGTTGATCCAAACATTATTGCTGAGTTCTATGCCAAGACTGGGGATAAGGTACTTGGCGTAACTCAATTTGACAAGACTGGTCGAGCAACGATTAAATTGTTTGAGGGGGCGGACGTCACAACCGCAATCCACGAAATTGGTCATTTTGCTCGTCGACAACTGGATCAAGAGAATCATGCGCTTCTGGAGTCAGCCTATGGAATTACTGGTCCATGGACAAAGGTTGATGAAGAGCGTTTTGCTAATGACTTTGTTCTTTACCTTCGAAGCGGAAAGGCTCCAGTCAAGGAGTTGAACGATACGTTCTCGAAGATTCGCGAGTTCATCGCTAACGTTTGGGACTCAGTCAAGTCAAGTTCTGATGTCAACGTTAAGCCAGAAGTTCGCAAGGTATTTGACAGCCTTTTTGTTACTAACGGTCCATCACTGACTCAGCCAACGGCAGACCTCTGGTCGCGAGTTACCCTCCTTAGCGACCGTCACCTTACCCAGGGTGTTCGAGATTCCATCTTGAATGAGGTGGACAATCTTCTTGGTAACGGCGATGGAAGCATTAAGATTACCGATCCAGCCCAGTCTGTTGTTGAGTCAGATGCTGTTATTGATGCTGCCCCAATCGCCGCCAATGACGGTAAGACATTCAATCCAGTACGCGGGACAGAACGAGTACCTGGAGATGGTCCTGGATTTGCTGTTGCCCTTAAATCAACAGCCCCGATTGTTGGTCAGGAACGACTTGCCCTTCTTGCAAGCCCACAGAAGCAGAAGGAATTCCTCAATCTCTTTATCCGCAAGAACTACGAGATCCTTAAGCGTGCCAATATGAACATTGGTATCTATGACAATGGTAAAGAACTATGGATTGAATTGTCCAAGATGCATCAGGTTGCCCAAGATGCAATCGATGCTGGCATCAAGAACGGCGAAGAGTCGTTGTTCTCATTCCACCCAGATGCCACTGACGTCATCTATCTTGACACCGAGAAGGGTCGAGCAGCAGCCGCTGCCGCAGGCAAGAAGGTTGTTCAAAAGGCAGAAGACATCCCAAATCTAGAGAACATTGTTCGACCTACCTTGACTGAGGCTGAGAAGAACTCCAAGGTTAAGAGCATCGCCGATATGCTTGTTCAGAAGTATGACGATATTGCTCGTATTTACTATAATAAGGGTGCAGATCCTATGGAGATCATTCAGTTCCTCCAGGATCACCCAGAGATCATTACTCGAGAACTTAGCACAATTGAACGTAAGTTCCTGCCAGAGGCATTTAAGAATGCTGAGGAGCAGTTGAACCTTGCTGGTTATCGATATGGTATCGCACCAAAGAATGGCATCATCGAGCGTACGGCTACGGTAACAGATAGTTTTGGTCGCAGCCGACAGGCACAGATTGTGTCACCGTACACGGATCTTCTGGACACGACTGCTATTAATAAGTTTGACGCCGCACTTCCAAGCAAGAATCTTCGACCAACTACGCTCGATAAGATTGTAGACAAGTTGACTCGAACTTACGGAAGCGACGTCACTCGAAACAACTATATCCAACGACTCACTGCTGACCTGATGAGCAAGGCTCCACTCAGCCAGCGAGATGTCATGACAATTGTCAACCGAGTTGGCAATCTTGCATCAACCAAGGAGACTACGGTTAAGGGTCTTTGGTTTGAGAAGGACCAGATCGAAAAAATTTTTGTCGACGTTATGGGTGAGAAAAACTATATTGCGTACGCCGATAAGAATGATCCACTCCGAGATATTGTCAATGCTGCTGCTGGAGACTATGGCATTGTCGGTCTTGCTCCTGGGTTCAGTGGTCGAGTAAAGGCTTGGAAGCCAATCATGGGCGTAATTACCGACCGAGCCTACCCAGTCGCACGCTTCGGTAAACTTAACCCAATTTTCTACAATCTCCTTGAGCCAATCGAAACTAAAATGAGCAAGTTTGTCTTTGATATTCGTTCAGAAGTTGCCAATGAAACGCTTCAGGATCGCGAATCGGCAGTTCTTCAGCGTATGTTTATTGACCAGCGTTCAGCCAACCGAGAGTTGAGCGAAGGGTTATTCCGAGATCAAGAGGCAAATATCAAGGCAACAATTACGGCAGTTAATGAATCGCCTGGTCTTAAGAATGACATTGCTCGAAAGATTCAACAGATTGGTTTAATTAAAGATCTCAAGTTTGCAATTCTTGATCCACTTAAATATAAGTTAACTGCTCGAGACTTTACGGCAAGCACCTTGGCTATTCGAGAGTTTGATCAGCGAATGGCTGAGTATGCACCAGAGGCTTGGGCACAACTCAAGGCATGGGGTCTTGGAGATGCTCGAACCGTGGTCAATCGAATGCTCGAAGACTACATGATTCAGTCGAACCCAGAGGCGATGGCTCGTGCCCTTAAGGATGGTTTACCAGAGTCGGTTGGTCTTTGGACCCAGGCTCTTACCCAGACTGGTCTTGAAGCCAGCAAGGCTCAAGAGGTCGCCGCTGCTGCTTACGGAATCTTCCAGGACTCAATGATTCGGGCGACTAAGACCGCAGACCGCTACCAATACTTCTCGCAAGAGCGAACCTGGTTTGAGCGAAGCATCAATCACCCATTCCTTGGTATCTATCCTTACTCGTACATGACACAGAAGGCGATCCCAATGATGTTGACCTTGATGTTCAAGCCACGTATTGCTGGTCGAATTCGACCTGGTCTTGGCATCGTGAACTACCTTCGACTGAAGGAATATCTTGCCAATGATTTGGCAACTAACAATGACTTCTGGTCTGGTCTAGCAAAAGATCGAACGCTATGGTATGCTGTTAACATCATGCTGCCAGCAACCCCAGAGAACATGGGGTTTTCAGCGCCTTCCTTCTTCCGCAAGGGATTCCTACAGCCAGCCGCCCAGGGAACCCCAATGGACCTCAATCAATTATCCAAGATCCCAACCTATGTTGGCGATTCAATTATGCGCGGAACAGTCATTGGTCAGGGCGCATCCCTAATCCAGGCTGCAAGCGGTGTCGGCAACTCGTTTGACACGCAAATTCAACAGAGTGCCGATGGCATTCAGACCGAGATTAATCGGTTCTTCCTCCCATAAATATAAACCCAGAAGTTCTGGGTAGTAGTTAGAAAAAGGAGAAATGCTGTGGCTGATGAAGTCGTAAACAGCGCCGAGACACAGTCGCTCGATACAACCGCTGAGGTTGCTGGAGCCACTGAGAACGAGGCGGATGTTACCACTTGGAAGAAGCGACTAGCAGGCAAGGATCAGGCGCTCACCGCTACGAAGAAGGAACTCGATGAGATCCGAGCACGTGCGGATGAACTTTCTAAGTGGAAGGCTGAGCAGGAGCAGGCATCGATGACAGAGGTGGAGAAGGCGCAAGCCAAGATCCGCGATCTCGAAGCGAAGGCTGCGGCTGCTGAGACTGCTGCAAAGGAAGAGCGCCTAGCGCGGGAATATCCGCTCGCTTATCAATTCCTTAAGGACACAGGCGGTCTCGACGAGATCTCCCGCGCTGCTGCGCTCGAGAACTTTGTTCGTAATGCTGCCTCTGTTACTACGGAAAACGAGCCGAATCCAGCGCCAGTGGATCTAAACAATGCACGACGGGCAACCGCCGCGCCAGATATTAAGCCCACGTCTTCCAGTATCTCAGAAAAACTGAAGGCGTTGGGGAATCCATTCGCTGATTAAGAAGGAGTAGCACAATGGCTACCACGCTTACCAGTACGACGAACTTTTCCGATCTCGTCACGCAGTTGGTTTCTGCTCGTGCCGAAGAGGAACTGCGCGCTCGTGCAGTCCATGCGATGCCAGGGATGTATGTCCCAGCACGCTTTATCAAGGGTACTAACACCCTTCGTTACGCTCGTTACGCTGACCTTGCGGTCAACGTCACGCCGCTGACGGAAGGCGCACCACCAGTGGATCAGGCTCTGACGATTTCGTCCGAGTTCTTCACGGCTGTGCAGTACGGTCAGACCGTCGCAATTTCGGATCTCGCGAACATCGATTCGCCACATGATCTGATCTCGATTGCCGCTGAGCGAGTTGCCTATCAGGCGACCCGTTCGATGGACAACATCGTTCGCGACAACATTCACAGCACGGCTTTGACGTCGGCTGTCTGGGGCGCAACCGCTTCGGGCACGCTTACCCAGAACGCTGCAAACAGCGCAGTCGCTGCTGCTGGTATCTTCAATGGTACGTTCGTAAAGCAGACCGTTGCTCGCCTCAAGGGTGCCAACGTTCCAGCCTTTGCTGACGGTTACTATCGCTGCATTATCCATCCTTCACAGGAGTACGACTTGATCTCCGATACGGCTGTCAACGGCTGGATCGAGGCTCGCAAGTACGTGGACAACACCAACCTGCTTACGGGCGAGATTGGTCAGTTCGCTGGTGTTCGCTTCATCGTGTCTTCGGACGCCAAGGTCTATACGACCGCTGGCGCTTCGTCAGGCAACGTGTATGCCGCGACGTTCCTTGGTCCTGACGCCTACGCAATTGGCGACAGCCAGACCCTCCAGTCGTACTTCGTTGCGCCTGGTGGAGACCACACCGACCCACTCGCTCAGAAGGCGTTGGTCGGTTACAAGATGCGCTTCGGCTCCCTCCTCCTTGACGAGGCAGGCGCTCGCTATCGCATCGTGAAGACCCAGGCTACGGTTTCGGTCTAATCGACTAGGGCGTCGATTATCCTCCCCCCGCCATCATACGGGGGGAGGAAGCCCTGCTAGAATCAACGTAGAGGCACGCCAGACGAGCAAGGAGCCTCGAAAAGGTCAGGGTGGTACCTAAATACCCCCAAGGGGTCGATATGCTGAATGTACTTGTTTGGGGACACGTCGAAGACGGTCCATGTGCCTACTTCCGTGGGCACCAGTTCACTGAAGAACTCAAAAAGCACGGCGTAAACTACAAGGGATTGAACCGCGTAGACTTCAAGGTCAAGCCTGGCGGCGAGAAGATGATGATGCCAGAGGCGTTCAACAAGGGTCTCATTGACTTCGACACTACGGACGTAGACTGGGCAGACGTCATTGTGTTCCGCAGGTACTACAACACCACACTATCCTGTGCCCAAGAAGAGCGTTGCCCCTTCATTACGTTCTCCTACGAAGAGGCAATGAAGCATGAGCACGGCTGGAAAGAGCGAGACCTCATCACCCGTCTCCTCTGGAACACCTTTGAGTTTGCCAACCACGGCAAGGCTTTAGTCTACGAAACAGACGATGACCATTTTACGATTGCCCCTTGGAACGGTTACTCAAAAGACGCAATTGCCGAACTGCCAATGATCGAGGCAATGGCAAAGCGTGCCGACCTAGTCACCACCTCAACTCAGGTCATCGCTAACAGGTACTCACGGTTTAACGACAATGTCCGAGTTATCCGCAATGCGGTTGACCCAGAACTATACAAGACGGACACCACTAGACCAGATACCAACACTCGGATGGTCTATTACGGAAGTACCGCACGTATGCGTGACTACGCTGGCTACCCAGATAGCAGGCGCAAACTTCAGGGAGGGTACGCAGCAAAGGCAATTGCTGACTTCCCCAAGGAGATTCGAAAGATCTTTATTGGGGTAAACCCAGGAACTGCCGAGCAAGTCATGCCGTACTTTGATGAGGGCGTGGAGTATATCGAAGGTATCCAGAAGTTTTGCAAGACGCTTGCCGATACCCACCCAGATTTTGGTCTTGCTCCCCTCATGGGTGATGACTTTGACCGAGCCAAGTCGGAACTCCACTGGCTTGAATACTCCATGGTTGGAGCAGCATTCATCGGTGAACGAATGCGCGGAGCAGATTCCCCTTACGGAGTTGTCCGAGATGGAGTTGATGGGCTGCTTGCCCGTGGTCGACAAGAGTGGCATGACGCAGTAAAGAAGTTAGTTCGGAACCCAGGGTTGCGCGAAGAGTTGGCTCACAACGCTCGCGAGCGGGTCCTGAAGGAATACCACTATAAGGATCGAGCAAAGGAATGGGCTGACGCCTTTAAATGGGCAGCCGAGAATAAGGGTAAAGGAGCCAGAGTAGCCTCATGAGTGTGACATTTTCTAGCCTGTTGTCGTCGCTTCGACTGACCCTGCGCGACTCAGCCGTACTTACTTGGTCAGATGCGCAGTTGGGCGAGTTGGCTAACCGTGGTATTGAGACTGTCGGTACGGTCTATCCACAGGAAGTAATTGACTCCGTTGCCTACACCCAAGGAGCGATTGGTCTTTCGTTCCCCATCACTTTGACAAACGTCAACTGGGTAAGCCGAGTTGACATCTATGACACAAGCGGGAAGTATCGCGAGACGGTTCGACCCTCGTCTGGCGATGGTCCCGATTCG